GAGGAGTTTATGGGTGAAACAAAAAGCGTTAAAATTATCAAAGAAAAGTATTAAACAATGGCTAGATGATCTAGCTAATAATACTCCCAACTCGGAGATGTTTGATGAAAAAAAAGTCTTGGATAAGAAAAAAAACAATCGTACTCGTTTGCGGAAAATGCCATGAATGTGGCAAAGAATTATTGTCTAATCAGGGAGGTTGGACAGTAAATGGTGAAGGTCGCAAATTTCATGAAGATCATAAAGGAAATAGCTGTTTCGACAAATATATAGCTCGTAGAAGGGTCTAAGAAGCTCCAGAATTGCGATTCTGGGGTCTATGCATACCTTCATACCCCCTAAATCTAATAGCTCTGTATGAGCTTCTAATTGAGTTTCTTGCCTGATTCAATGAAATCCTCTGATTCCATTTGAGCTAATGCTGATTTGAGTAATAGAACAGAGAATTTCTTGGATTTGTATATATCGGCAATGTTCATAACACTTGAAATTAGAGCTACTTGTATTTGATCAATGTTAGTACCTTTGAATACTTCAACAGCTACTTGTTGCATTACATCATCAGTACTACGAACGCATTTATCAATATCTAGATCTCTTTTTTTTAAGATATTTTTTAAATCCATTCGGTAACAATATCTAACATATTTTTTAAAAAAAACTCACTTAATCTGTGAGTGTATAAAGAGGGGTTCATACTGTAAGCCAACAGTTGCATTAATAGGTAAGGAGGCAAGATGACTTTCATCATTAAGCTAACACCTACTAATACCAAACCCCTCCCGAAGTTGTAAAAGATTCCACAAAATGTAGAACCGTTACAATTAAGGATATTTCTTTCCAGGGGAAAACCCTTGGAGTTAGGTAATCCATTAAAACCTATTTATAGAATACAGGATTACATAGAACAGTTATCTATTGCCCAGTTTTCTCTATAAATTCTAGAATTGCTTATCAAAATCAGTATCAGTTTCTTCTGAATCTTTTACTGCTTTCGCAGCAGATTTAGAAGCACCTACTAATCTTATAACACCTGAGAATCTAGGAACTAAAACTTCAGTTACATATCTTTGATTCCCTTTAGAATCTTTATATGATCTGTTTTCTAGTTCACCTTCAACATAAAGTTGAGTTCCAGATCTAGCATAATTTTCTACATTAGTTGCTAAATTAGGATCAAACACTTTAACTTTATGCCAAGTTGTTTGTTCTTGTTTTTCGCCTTGTTTATTCTTCCACGACTTGTTTGTCGCTAAAGATAAATTTGCGAATTTAGATCCTTGAGATGTAGTATTAATCTCTGGATCTGCTCCTAGTCTTCCTACTAGGATAACTTTATTTATCATTTTTCTCCTTATTGTTTTTATTTATTTGTACTACTTTGGCTTTAACACCTTCAGCAGCAGCTTTACCATTGAACTTCTCTTTCATTGTTTGAACATACTTATTATTATCAAACAAACCAAGAAATACATCAGCACTAACTCCTAGATGACTGAATGCTTTTGTCATAGCATCTGTCAAAGCCTTTTTAGGAGCTTCATCATCAAGCGAACCTGCTTTCTTATATAAAGCACATACTGAACTTACTGGGCCATATCTGTACCAGATGTCTTCTATGCGATATACAATTTTTACTTCTGCAAATACATTAGCATCAGTATAATGATATTTTACATCGTAACTCCAACCTGATCCAACAGGGCCAAATACTCTAGTCATACACATAACTTGGTACATTGGATCTATTGTAGTTAAAGTTTTTCCAAACTTAGGAAATGGTTTAGTATATTTAGGATCTGTATGTTTAAATTGATCCCATAAATATGTATTCTTTCCTTCTTCTATTTTCATATCGTTCCTCCTTCCATTAATTGATCATTGATATGTTTTCTACTTACTACATAAACATAAGCATTTCTAGCACTAGCATTTTTTCTAGTTTCTTTTCTTTCAATCTTACCTTGTTTATATAATTCAGTTACTCTTGGTCTAACTGTAAAACTACTTAAGTTTAATAACTCTGCAATTTCATCAGCTGTTGCACCAAAATTACCTTTTTGTTTTATAACATTAAAACACTTTTCTCTTATTGTAACACTTCCTGCTGCTATTAACTCTGCAGCTTCTACTGAAGTTTCTCCTTCTTTATCTTTATATCCTGGATAATAAGGGTACGAGGACTTTGTGTTTTCCATCTAATTGTTCTCCTACTGTTTTGAAAGTTTCCCAACTGACATTATCAGGTGGTGCTTTTTTATTTTTTACAAAATACCAAAATAGGACTTCTGCTGCTATCAATTTCTTTTGAAACTGTTCATTAGCTTCTACTTCAACTATTTCATATTTCATATTGCCGAAGAATATTGACAGATATGCTTTCTTAAATCCACTCACCATCAAATAATGCTGGATCTGTGCTATATATTTATCTAGACATTTTTGTGGATTACTAAATGCATTTGTATGTTTGCATTCTAATATTGCATCTTCAATTAAAGCTGTATCATTTGTAGTATTAACAACACCATCTATATGAGCATACATATAATCATATTTAGGATGAGTTAAAAATTCTTGTTGTCTAGTAACTACATTACCTGTTTGTTTTTCATACCATTGAATATTAAATGGTTCAGTATGTACTCCCATTTGTACAGGTAATACATCTGATAAATCAGTAGGTGGAGTTTCTCCTATTTTTTCACTCCATACTTGATACCAATCTCCTTCGTATAATCTAGTGGCATCACTGCCACCTATTCCTTGTGTTCTATCAAAATTTTTCATTTAGTTCCTCCTATTTTATAAAAATGTTTTGGTTTAGTTTTTAATTTTCGTTTTATGAAATATTTTTCTAACTGACATACCAAGCTGTGTAGCTCGTCTTTGTCTAATTTTTTCCCATTTCGCTTTTTGTATTTCTTCATTTTTCCTCATCAAATCGTTTATTTTTTCTACTTGATCTTTCGGTAATTTATTAGATAATAACTTTGTGGCAAATTCGTGATATATAGTATCATTAAATTCGATATTTCTATAAAACTTTAACAATTTCATTTGCCATAACTGCTTCCTCACATGAGGTGCAGAATAATCAAATTGTTTCCGTGTTTTTATCCTTCTCATTAGATACTTCCTTTTCTATAAATGTATTTTCTTTAAACTGCTCAAGCATCTTTTCTAATTGATCTTGTTTAGATTTAAATTTATCTACAATAGATCTAGCTTTCACTAGATAATGGATAGCATCTAAAAGTTCTTCTACGGTATCATCAATCCAAGCATCAAATGGTTTATCTCTATTTTCCATAGACACTCCAAATTTTTCCATACCTTCCATATGTCTTTTAACAATTATCTCTATAACTTTATTTACTATAGGATCATTTGTTAATTGACCTGGATCTACATCTGGATTTACTGCCATATTATTCCTTTGGGGTTAACATTATTTTCATATCAAGTGAATCTGCCCAACAACAGAACAGATATCCACTAGGTCTTCTTATACCAACTTCCCATTTGGAAACAAGACCTTTGGCTACTCCTAATACTTCATCCATCTCTAATTGAGATATGCCTTTCTTTTTTCTCGCAGCTACAAACTGTGGGATCAAATGTTCATGAAATATTCTTCCTAATGCATATCGATTTGACATACAATATCTTGTACATATTTTGAATAACAATACAAGTTCTAGTTTATAAGGGGTTTTTTATTCCACAGGAAACCCCACTAGATACAACCTGCGTTTAGACACTCACTCTCGCTTGTGTACTGGAATTAGCTAAATTCTTGTTGTACTTTCTAGCTTTTTTATCCTTTGATTAATAGCTTCTAAAGCCTCTTTATTTGTTGCTATATAAAGATTAAATGAGTCTTGTTGAGATTTAACTGCTTCTGCTAATCTACTAGCTCCAGTAGTTAAATCATTAATTATTGACATCATTTTATTTATCAGTTCCAATGTTTGTTGCTGATGTTGGTTCGGTTTTATTTCCTTCGGTAAGCTGAACAGATCTTTTAAGTTCATTATTATTCCTCTCTATTACATTTGTTATTGTTGGTAAAAAATATAGTAAATTTTTATTGGTAGCTTTTGCTATCTCAATAAGTTTATCTATAGGTACTTTGTTTGTGGCTTTTTCGTACTTTTGTATTTGTTGGAAGGTTACTCCACAAACATTTCCTAATTGTGTTTGTGTCATAACTTTTCTAGTTCCACCTACTACTCGGTATTGGTATCTAGATTCCAATATTTGTTTTCCAATATATGTATATAAATCAGAATGTATTGATCTTGATGTTTTACTCATTAGTGTACATTTCCTTTCCTTCTTGTTGCTTCTAGTGTTCTCCATACATCAATTCGCATTATTGCAGAATTTCTTTTAGTTTCTAATGTATGAAATTCTTTATTTAACTCGTGAGTCTTTTTTTGTGTTTCTACATAATCAGTTGACGCATAAAATGCTTCACTTGATTTTGCTACAGACTCATTTGACTCTGTTATAAATGCTCCTTTAACAGATTTAGTAGTATTCTTAATATGTTCTAATCCTGCTTTAAGCTCTGCATATCTTACATCAGTCTTTGCTAGGAAATCTAGGTCTTGTTCTACTGTTTGCATTGTTACTTTCATTATATTTTTTCTCCCATAAATATTTTTTATATAATTGTCTTATTTTTTTATCTTTACCAAATGTATCAATGTGTGCCATCTCACACATTAATTTAAACAAACGGTAATCCATTAGTTCACCATTTTAGGGTCAAGATCCTTTAGTATTTGTAATAACATTTTAGTATTTTCTTCTTTAATAGTTCGTTCTCTCTTATTAAAAGCTCTTACAAAATGTATTATATCCATTTCAGCAATAGGAATATATTCTCCTCTTGATTCTGATAAATATTTTTGTGATAATTGTTCAGGTATATCAGAGGGTATAGTTCTACCTAATATCTGATCAATTTTTATCGCTTCTTTTAATTTCATCAAACATGCTCCCTTCGGATTCGTAATCTGTATATTCTTCAACTGATTGATTATAAGGCATTTTATATTCACCTGTAACAGCATTAATTTCTACTGTTCCATTAACATTAAATTCACCTGCAAATGAACCCCATTCATTTAAGAATCCAAATTCATAAAATCTTTGAATTAACCAATTTTCATCTACTTTAATATCACTATATTCTGTAGATTCGTGTTCAAAAATATAAACTTCGTTATCTTTTGGTTCCCAAACTAATGGTTCAAATTTATCTATTCCTATTCCATCAATTTGAATTTTGTTATAATCAAGTTCAATAGTTTTATCTTTATTATTTTTATATTCAATATTACCATCAAAACCACCACAATCACCACCACCTGAAAATGGTACAATGATTGTGTGTACTCCTTGTTTTACCATTTTTTCAAAAATGGGTTTTAATATATAAGTATTTTTTTGCTCAATTTCTTTGCAATACTTTTGTTGTACACAATAATATTTCCACCAATCTTTATGATTTGTGTCAAATTTTTTTGATTTTTTATAAAGTGTTATATTTCTCATATTTTATTCCTTCCTCTTACCATCCATGTTGTTAGTTTTACTTGTTTAATCCAATCGTCAAAGCTCGGTATAAAACCTAGATCTTCAACAATATGTTTTTCTACTATTAGTCTTACTGGAACAGCTCTACCATTGCTATTCGTTATCGTTAGACCAAATTCTTTTTCTGCTGCGAAACATCCTTCTGCGTGATGACGCAAAGCTCTGTGTGCAAAATGGGCAGATAACTTTTTGCTTTCATCCATCCAATTATGTATGGGGGCATAATCATCAGTTTTACCACCCCATTTCTTCACACTAGATAAACTATGATAATAACAATTAGCCATTGTTTTTATTCTCCTGTTTATATTCTTTTTTGCTTTTTGCTTTAGATCTTAAAACTAAATCATATTCATCAATATAATGTTCGGTAATAATTTTTTTTGAATATTTAAAATTCTTTATTTTTCTATTCATTGCATTGATTCTTTTGTCTTTCCAATCCTTCATAATCTATCCCTTAATTGCTTCAACATATCTTCTATCACTTCGGTAACTTTACCTATAAAGTGTAATACCCATACTAATAATGATAAAAACCCAGCTAAAGTAATCCTTAATGTCTTTATTACTTTTGTGCGTTTTTTTTCTTCTTTTGGTGTAGTAGGGGTTTGAGAAACATTTTTCATATCAATACCTTTCTATTGTTTTCTAGTGCTATCTTCCTTTCGGTAGCACTAGTTTTTTAATTACTGTAGTTGTTGGATCAATATCAATATCATGAATTGACCCACAACCACTTAATAATACAAAGGATATTATTAAAATTTTCACTTTGTTTCTTTTATTTCTTGAATGACAGCTACTTTACCTGCAATAAAATCACCTGAAATGCATTGTCTTCCTGTATTCTTTTGCCAAGAATACCAAGCATTTGTGATTTTTTTATTCGGTATCACCATCGATTTCATTTTGCCTTCTTCGTCAAAATAAATGTCGGTATAACCATCTTTTCTATTTGACCATTCAGGTAAATGTGCTGTTGACATTTCAATCATATCACAATCTAAATGATTATACATATCTTCAAACGAAGGTTTATGTTTGAAAGTATGTGTTTCAGTTCCATCTAATGGATCTGTTATATGTAATGCATATCTTGGCATATTATTTCTCCGATAACATTAATAGATTTTTAGCAACTGAATCAGGTATTCCAGCATTTCTAAATATACCAGAGATATATTGTCTAACTGCTTGAATTGAACCACCTGAATAAAGTGCGTTTTCAGCTTCTTCTCTTTGAGAGTCTAGCAATCTTATTGCTGCACCCTTTTTAGATTGATCATATGCTTTTCTAGTTTCTAGTTTGCATACTTCATCAATATAAGAATCAACTTGATTTAATTTAACAGGTGAAACTTTATTATCATGATCACTAACAGTTATATCAGGCTCATTCTTCCAATTTCTGATTTTAGACCAGTTTTCAAGTTTCTTTTCAAGTTTTAAACCTGCGTTTAACACTTTTTCTCTTTTAGAAGATAATTCTCTACTATAGTTATCTCTATATGTAGAATAATCATTTTCTAATTGAACAACAGTTTTAAGTAATTTCTCTATATTTAATTTAGATTTAAATACAGGTAAGTTCTTATCCTTTGTTCTATCAACTTCAACTTCTCTTTCAGATTCTAAAGCTGATCTTCTAGATTTGAATTTTCGGTCAATATAGTTTGACAGATATTCTATCTCGTCTTTTCTTATTGGTTTCATTTTTCTCCTATCGTTTATAGTCGTACAGTTCTAATCTAATCTTATTTTTAGGATTAGTTCCATGATTATATATTCTTTCTACATTAACTATAAAATCATTCCTACTTCCTTGATTTTTAAGTTTAGATGAATTGCCTTGTAGCCTTCTTTTAAAGATTTCCCATTTAAATGTTTTATCTTTAAATACAGCTAACATTGCAGCAATAAACTGTCTTTTTTTGTAGTATTGGAAAAACTCACCAATCCAAGCTAGTCGTCTTGCTTGAGTCTTTCCCCATTCAAGATCTTCGATCTTAAATTCTCCTTCTTTGTATGCTTTAATAATTTTAGTATCTACGAATCCTTTATTATTAAGCATAGCAACTGATGCCAATATTGGCATATCATATGTTTTAACAAACCATTCTAATAATGCATAATCTTTGTTATTTAATTTAACAAATGACATCATATAATCAGTTAATGTCCATTTTTTATTGTTCTGATTTAAAGATCTAACTTCAGTCAAAGCAAATTTTGATTTTATAATATATTTTACGGGTGCCCCTACTATCTTGTAGGCTTCCAGTCTATGTTGTCCATCTTGGACTCTCATAGCTTCATCTACTATAATAGGTATCTGTAGATCTTTCTCTTTAATAAGTTCTACAAGTTTTCTTACCCATGGTTCGTGAATAGACCTATTCCCTCTTAAGTATTTAAATTGAGTATAGTCTTTAGTTTCATATATTCTATCAGTCATTATTTTCCTTTGTTTAATTTATATTCATATCTAGTTTCACAGGCTTCATCCCATAACATTTGTATATCCATAGGTGATGTGAATCCTAGACCTGTAATACCAGATATAAATTCATCTCGGTCTATTTTACATTCTCCATATTTATCTTGGAGATCCTGTAATTTTTCTCTAGTCTTTTGATTTACTTTGTTCATTATTCTCCTTTACTATGTTACTCGGTAACACAGTTTCCCTAACATCTATCTCATTACCTTCTTCATCATAGACATAATATTTTTCATGTGATTTTTTTAATTCTTTCTGATGAACATAATTTACTAAATATGCAACTATCAGAATGAATATTATCAGTTCTAACATATATACTCCTTATAATGGTACAGACATTAGAATGTATATAAATATAACAGTATATATTATAACTACACTCCAAGTTGTCATTATTGATCCTTTCTTTTGATTTCATATGGTATTTCTACCTTTTGAGGCATATACTTTGCAACAGCATAGCATAATCCCAAAACTACTCTAATTGGAAACATTATTGCTATCCAAATCCATTTGGCAGCAACATTCATTAACCAATTTTGAATTGATTTCATCATATTTACTCCTCTCTTTGTTTGTATTTATTATTCATATATTCTATAAATTCTTCATTTGCTCTCATTAACCATAGACCAAATACTACAATCAATGCTATTGCAGTATAGAACATAGATATAAGATGACTTGCATCTATAATTGCCACAAATATAATTGTAACTAATATAGATAGTATCAAACATAATTGTATTATTCTCATATTTCTCCTTTGTTAATCCCATTCGGTATCATCATTCCTCAACGGGCTTTTTTTCTTTAGCGATAAAAAAAACCCCATTAGCCCCGAAGGGCTAACGAGGTGGCTTATTAATTTAAATTAATGTACCTTGTTTTAATGCATTTCTATAAAATGCTTGTGCTTTTGGATCTTTAACAACATCAGTTTTAACTTTCTTAACTGCTGTTGGTGTCCAATCTTTACCAATTATATTCTTATATTGCTCTAAAGCAGTATCGAATAAGAATTGTGCTCTTTCAAGATTAATTTCCTGTGCACCTTTAGTAAATAATAACTTATTTGTTTTGTTATTATCTAATTCAGTATTGCAATCTTCTCTTGCAAAATCCTGAATCTTCATATTAGTTTTGTCTAAACTTTCTTGACATCTATCAAGATGGTATTTAAACGAACTAACAAATCTAGATGCGTCAGCACTTCCGTGCCAACTCCAGTTTTTATCTTCAAAGAATGTTGCTACAAAACTCTTGAAAAACATCTCAATAGTTTTAACAACATCTTCTTTACTAGATTCAAATGTATCTCTCATAGAATCTAATCTTTCGTTAGAAAAATCAAATTCTCTAACTTCTGATGCTAATGTTGACATATAGCCTCCTTTTTTGTTGTGATTAATAATGGACTATTATAATTACCTAATATAGAACCTATTTCTTGTTCTATCTCAGTACCATTATCTTCGTTCCGAGCACTATCTAATTCTTGTACTCGTATCTTATCAGTTTCTGATATGTTTAATTCATACCAGTCTAACATTTCAGATATTTTCATATCATCTCCTTTGTTATTATTAATAACCCGTATTTCTTAACTCACGGGATTAAGTAGGAGATTCATCACGAGGCAAACTCTATGTACTTGCGACTGAGTGTCAGCGAAGCGATGCAGGTGCTTACCTGCGACACTCTAGTCCGTGCAATGTACATCGAGGTAAACTCGTGATAAAAGCGACTAACTCCCGTGTGTGTGGGGGCCCCATAGCAATAGTGAGAAACGCAGAAAACTACGATAAGGAGTTTTCGAGTATCGCAATGGTTGGGAATCGTACAGCTGTTTATTCTGTGGCGAGATGCCAATCGCCACTGAATAATTACAGCTAGTAGATTATAAATTGCGTATGGGGAATAGTAAGCGATGACGGATGTCATCTCCATATCTTGTGTTGTGAGTATCAATAAACACTAAAGTATCATATTAATGCTTGACAAGGAGGAATTAATCCTCCACTAACGATATGAGCAGAATAGAATAATAATGTCCGATTTAACAGACAAGCAGAAAGCATTAGTTGATACTATCGTAGCAACAGGGTGTAGTATTAAGGATGCTGCCGAAAAGGCAGGTTATTCAACAAAAGGGTCATCTGAAGCAGGTAGAGTAAGTGCTTCTCGCACACTACGTTTACCAAAGGTACAGAGTTATATGCAACAGAGTATAGCAAGAACTCTAGGACTTGGTGCAGTAAGTGCGAGTAAAAGATTAATCGAGCTATCTAACGGAGCACGATCTGAATATGTTCAGCTCGAAGCTAGTAGAGATATACTCGATAGAGTAGGATTAAGAGCTCCCGATAAGGTAGCTCATAATATACAAGGCGATATTAAGATCAATATCGACTTGACTTAATCCTTCGGTATAAGGACTTCCTCTTACGATTTGAGCCCAACCAACAGGGGGGGCGAAAATCTATCATCGACAGATGACTAGTGGAGTAGTACACACAATAAGGGTTATTTTAAGTTCACTATGGCAAAGAAGCATACCTTCGGAATAAATACTTTTGTAAAAGTAACCAAAAAGAAAATAGGTCGGCATAAGAAACGACTCAATAAATCAGAAAAGTTAAATTATAAGAAATACAACCGACAAGGGCGATAGTCTGTGCGTTGGAAATAATTTTTTTTTAAGTATAAGTCCGTCTTACCCACAACAGTAATAGGAGTTATATGAATTATTTAGTTAAGATATGGAATCGTGCCGATTCTAATTTCAAGAAAGAAATATTGTTTAATGCCGACAATGATGTTATAGCTATGCAAAAGGCATCAGCTGCAACACCAGACGGATGTCGTGCAACATACGAAGAAATAGATAAGGAGAAATATGAAAAAGAAAAAGCCATCAAAACCAAAGAAGACCAAGAAAGTCAAATATGGCAAACCGAGCAAAAAGAAAGGGTACTAGAGTCGAAAACAGGATAAAGAAGTTATTCCTGGAACTAGGTATTCCAACTAGACGACAACCAATGTCTGGAGCTATTGTTGGATTTCCACATGATGTCTATGCAGATATTATGGGTGGACTTAGTATTGAATGCAAAGCTAGAAAGGGAGCTAAAGGATTTGTCACTATGGAGAAGTGGCAAGGTAGTGCAGATCTTT